GAACTGCCCCGACTCAAACTGCACACGAACGTCAAATTGATACAGCCCAGCTTCAGAGACGGTGACTTCCGTGTCGTTCGTGCCGCCGATGGTCACACCCTTGGCGATCTCGACGTTGTCCCACTCCATCGCGTAGGCAGTATCTGCCGCCAGAGGCGTTGCGCCGGTCGTGTTGGTGAACTCGCCGTAGTACTTGTCTTCGGTGACCGTCGGGCGCACCATTAATCTGCCCGTCCGTTGCGTCCACATCCAGCACCGCAGCCACCGAGATGACGTTATCGGGCGCGGTCGGCTTGACCTTGGTCAGCCCGCCAGCCGTGGACGGACTGGCCCACAGCAGATCGCCCACGTTCCAAGCCTCGCCCACAGGCGTGCCGGTCGTGTCGATGCCCCTCACGCGCCCATAGATCGTGACAAAGCCAACTTCGCCATCATCTAGCGTCTGCGTAAGGATACCCAAGAAATACAGGTTCGGTGCGCTGCCGTCCGCAAGGTAAGGCGCAGCCTCGATACGCTGGAGGCCGTTTACGCCAGCAAAGCCGACTGCCGAGCCATCCGGGATCGTCACGCCGGTGTTGTTGATGACCCGCATATAGGTCTCTTGGCCGACCTGCTGCACCACGCCATTCGCGTGTCCGATGTTCAGCGTATCATCCAACGGGTTCCAACCAGCCCTGCCGTCCGTATTCACGAAAGGCGCATTACGGTGGAAGTCGATGTAATCCGTGGCTACCGAGTTGTTGTTCTCAGGAACCGAAGCAGTCGCCAGCAATTGCAGGAGTTGCTCAATCCGCGAGATGGACGCAAGCGCCTCGTTCGCAGTTGCCAAGGCACCATCAGACGAAAGCCGAACATCATTAAGCTCGACGTTCTCAATCCTATCGACCGTGCCAAACAGTTTCTCAAACTGCTTGATCTGCTCGAAGTCCTGCAAAAAGGAACCGAGCTGGTCGCGTGATAGACCAAGTTTGACGGGAGTGCGGGCCATCAGAACGCCAACGGCTCGATCTGCGCCTCAAGGCGCGCTACAGCAATGTGAGCATCGCTCGTGCCTTGGAAGCGTTGAATACGCCAGTTGCGCATCCATCCCTGCTGGAACCACACCAGACGCTTGGCTCGTTCCCCAAGCTTGCCAGCCTTAATGAGCTTTTGCTGGCTCCAGTTCTGCCCATCCGTGGAGTAGGATGTGTTGATCGTCGGATCTAAGCCAAACGCAACCGAACCCGTCAGCCCAACCAGTTCAAGGTTGGTGACGATTGCCCCGCGCCCCTCGTTGTAAATGATCGTGGTCGCAAACTCCCAGCGCACCTTCATGCCGTAGTGCGTTGAGACGTTGTTCACGAAGTAGCCGACATTGGAAGTCACCGGATCGCCAACCAGCCACCGATCATAGCACCAGACGAAATTCTGAGCGCGGAACTTGCTGAAGCCGACGAGGCTGCTCGTCAGGAGAAACCACACCGGCTGGCCGAGTTCCTGACTGGCCGCAGCGTCAAACACCAACGTCTTGTCCGGCAAATGTACGTACAGATGCTGGTGGGTTCTATCGTTGCGGGCCTCAAGCTTGACCTGCTCCAACTGGGCCTCGGTATAGTTCAGCAGCAGCATATCAATTTCTTGAGTGCTGATCTTATTGGCCTGAGCGTTCACGCCAACGTAAATGCCGGGTGCCTCGTTAAACCCACTGCCAAGGAAGGCGATGCTCTCAAGGAAGTTACAGCAACCGTGCGTGCCGATCACGCCCTTCTCGATCTGAGCGCCCTCGATGCGCTGGAACGGGAACAGATCCCCGCCCACGTTGTCGAACACTTCGATGGTGTGACGGTTGAGCGCATAGACCTCGTTGCGAAGCTTCAGCAGCGCCTTGACCGGATCGGGGTCTGCTTCGGACGAACCGTACTTAAGCGGGTTCACCTGCGTCGGATCACTAAGCTCCGTCACGACTAGGAACTCGCCGTCCGTGGTCATGAAGTAGCCATCCACCCACACCACATCCAGCACAACGCCAAGATCGGGGTCGGTGACTTGGATCAAGCCAAGCGAGGGCGACCAGTAGAACAGGTTGCCATTGGACGCGATAGCAAGGCGGTCAAAGCTGTAATCCAGCGCCACAAGCCGCCCGTCGTCGCCAACGTCCCCCAGAATGGTGACAACGCCAGTGGAGGACACGCTGACAAGCTTGGAACCCATCACCCGATAGCAGACGTTGTTCCAGTTGATGCCGCCGCGATCTGTGCCGGGGCCAGTGCCGTTCGCTACCAGACCATCGGCAGGGCGCAGATAGCCCTCCGAGATGCCATTGGCCTTTGGGACAGGCACGAGATTTACCGGATAGGATGTCCGGAAATCCGGCGAGCTATCCGTATAGATCCCGTTGATGATGGGTATTTGTACCATTTGCTACCCATCAAGCAGGATGTACTCGTCGTCCTCTTGCAAAAGGAAGCTTTCGTCCTCCTGCAAAAGAGCTTCAAGCACAGGCCCGCCATCCACGTTGAAGAACCGCAGACGAGTGCGAAGGCGCGTCAGCGGAAACACTAGAAGCCCTCACCCGGCATGATGTGAAGGCTGCCGCCACCAGCCGGAGCGATGTAAGCAATGGTGTCGTGATCACGGAACTTGGCAATCGTCACCTGACCATTCGGCGGAACCAAATAATCAGCAGTGCTGGCAGTAGTGCCAGCAGGGCCAACGCGGACAAAACACTCGATCGCATTACGGCTGGTGATGCACAGCGAGGTGGTGTTCACCGGAATGTTTGAGCTAGCCGAAGCCACACCGGGAGAGACAGTAAAGCCACGGCCATACGCTGGATCAAAAGGTTCAATATTCGCCATTTCAAAAATCCTTTAACCAATTTACCACTTAACGCGGTCGGCCCAATAGGCCGCACTCATTTTGCCTTTAGCGATGTTGGCAGCGTGCCTAGCCTTAAAGCTAGCCCGCTTCTTTTTCATCGCATCACTTTCACCAGCCTTGGGCTTGCCAGCCGTCTTAGCCCCTTGCTCACCAAAGCGGATCGTCTTTACCCTATCACCTTCCTTGGCGACAACAATATGCGACTTCTTTGGGTGGCTAGGCGTGCGCTTGGGCTTGTTGTAGGCCGTCACGCCTGCGCGGGTAAGGCGGCTGTCTTTCTTCACTTCTTCTTCCTCGCCGCCCGCATATTGTCGACGAGGTTCGGATATGGTCGGCCAGCAGCCGCAGCCATAGCCTTAGCTGAAGCCTTGGCCTTCTTGGACAGCGGCTTTGACTTCTTGACTGGGTTCTTCTTTTCCCAGACCGGCTTAGCCTTTTTCATTAGCCAACCTTCCAGTTAGCGCCATCCGAATAGACCGGAACCTGATTGGAGCCACCAGCCGCAACAGTCGTGCCGAAGGTGGTCACGCTGCTATCGGTGACAAAGGCGCGAGTGCCAGCCCCAGCTGTGGTGGCGCTCGGAAGCTGCCCCACAGTCGTCGGCTGCGTGCGAACAGTCGTGGCGACCACATCGCCAAAGTTATCCTCAATGTAGGAGATCAGCGTAGTGATCGAGGCGCGGCGGCTGTCCCCCTGATTGGGAACCCACAGAACCACGTTATCACCGCCCGAAAGCTGCGTGATGAGAGGAAGCTGGTTAATTGTCGGCATTGCTTAACTCCACTCGATAGGGCCATCAGAACCAGCGTCCACGGGATCAACGGGCCTCTGAAGGAACGGATTATCATACCACCAAGGCTTGTTGCCAGCACCGGACGGCATGGTCTCAGGAAGCTGTTGCTCAAGCGGGAAGGTGGCGCGCTGCAAGAGCGTGTTGTAGCCCTGCTTGGCGACCATCTTGGTGTCAGGCGATACGGTCTTGCCGTAACCCGGCGCAATACGAACAGCGAGATTAGTAATCACCGCTTCCCATGCGCTGTCAGGCACGTTAGTTTCCGTGTCGAGATCGCTGTCCTGCGGGCTGCTGGCGGAAGCATAGCCAAGGCGGACGCCCTTGGCGTTCCATTCCATCAACATGGCATCCAAGCGCCGCAATGCGCTCTCAAGCTGCTCAGGCGAGAGATCGAACACATAATCCGCCAGCCCGATTTCCTCGAAGGCGGCGGTAACAAACTGGCGCTTGGTGTAACCCAT